AAGAATCTTTTGCTCAGCCCCTAATGCTACAGTCATCTTTTCAACCTCAGTGAAAAGTGCACCAAGTTCAGGTGGGCTTTGATATATCATAAGCTCTTTAATTTCTTTACCCATTGCCTCCAATTGCTTTTGCATTAGGACACGTTGGAGAGCTCGTTTAGCAAGACTTGAGTCACCAGTATATACTGTTGTCTTGCTCTTCAATTCTTCTTGTTCAAGAACTGCAAGACACTTAAAGTAGTTATCATAGTACGCCCCAAGATATTCACCAATCTCTGTATAGATGTTTGTTGTCTCGTCACTGCGTTTGTTTAACTCGACAATGCGATTCTTTTCTTCTATTAGTTGTTTCTTGGCCTCAGGACTAGCCGGTTTGTCCTTATACGTTTTGTTAAATTGCTCGTCAAGGTCCTTCAATACTCCCTTGACGTCTCCAGCAGCACTTTTAATGTCTTTATAGAGTTGGCATCCTTTTTTAACTGCAGCAACAGCTCCATTTGCCAAAGCAAACAGTGTAAACGGATCCATTTTAGGCCATGGGTAGTTCCCATGACAAAATCAATTTAAACATTAGATATCTCCAATTAGTTGACATTGAGAGGATTATGAGGTACAATTAAAATCCTGGATTTCGTAATATTTATGAGTTGCAAAACACATATATAATAGATATTGATCTTATTAATGAACTGATATGGAACTTAAAATGGAAACCAATGAGCTTGCCCAAAACGCAAAGGGTGGTACAGAACTTATGCAAGAAGCTCTGTACAAACAACTACCCGAAGATCTCTTGCAGTACTTTCAAATCATACCTTCCCGTGTTCGAGAAATTAATGACAGCAAGATTAAAATCTACTGGCTTCATGATTTACCGGGTGACCCAGAATCTGACCATCTGAAGCAAGGTGGTTGGAATAAGTTTGATAAGCTAGTATTTGTATCCAACTGGCAGATGCAAGCATACCAGAAGCATTATGGTCTTCCTTGGCACAAGTGTGTTGTACTTCACAACGCAATTGAACCAATCCCTTATGTTGAAAAGCCAAAAGATAAGATCAAGTTGATCTATCACACAACTCCTCACCGTGGTCTCAATATTCTTGTATCAGTATTTGATAAATTATGTAAAGAGTTTGACAATATTGAACTTGACGTCTACTCCAGCTTCAAAATTTACGGCTGGGAACAAAGAGATGAACCATATAAAGAACTGTTTGACTTTTGCAAAGCTCATCCAAAAATTAACTACCACGGATCTGTTCCTAACTCAGAAATCAGAACAGCACTCCAACAAGCTCACATCTACGCATATCCAAATATATGGCAAGAGACCTCGTGCATCAGCCTTTTAGAAGCAATGTCAGCTGGTTTGATGTGTGTTCATCCAAATTATGGTGCGTTGTACGAGACCTCATCTAACTGGACTTGGATGTATCAGTGGCATGAAAATACAAAAGACCATGCTAAGATCTTCTATGAGTTGACTTCTAATGCAATTAAATTGTACAATCATCAAGATACATCCAAGACATTACAAGCTCAAAAAGCATATACAGATGCATTCTATGGTTGGCACAATAGAAAGAACCAGTGGCAGAACTTACTTGTATCAATGTTAGCAGATCACAAACGAATTAATTATCCACTGAAATGATTCTCGTAGACTTCAATCAGGTTTGTATATCTAACCTGATGGCTCAAATCGGAAACCATACGGAGTTAGCCGTGCAGGAGGATCTTGTTCGTCACATGATCCTCAACTCACTTCGTCTATACAAACAAAAGTTTGGTGTAGTTTACGGTCCGATGATTATTGCGTGTGATGATAGGAATTACTGGCGTAAAGCATTGTTTCCTTACTACAAGGCTGGTCGTAAGAAGATGAGAGAGGATAGTGATATTGATTGGTCTTCTTTGTTTGAGATACTTAATAAAATAAGACAAGAGATCAAAGATAACCTACCCTTCATTGTTCTCCACGTCGAGACTGCTGAAGCAGATGACATCATTGCAACACTTGCAATGGAATCTACAGAGGATGTACTTATTCTCTCAGCAGATAAGGACTTCATTCAGCTGCATAGTTCTAGAGTAATTCAGTTCGATCCTATTCGTAAAAAGAATATCAAAGTAGACAGACCTGACCTTTACTTGAAAGAGTTAGTGATAAGAGGGGATAGTGGAGACGGTGTTCCAAATGCGATGTCACCTGATAATTCATTCGTTGACGGAATCAGACAGAAGAAAATAATGAAGACAAGGTTAGATGAATGGTTGAGGATGGATTGGTATCAGTTGTTTGAGATTCCTGAATTCAAGACAGGAATTGCAAGAAATAAGAAGCTGATTGACTTAACAGAGATTCCTGACAATATTACTAATGCTATTCTTGAGCAGTATCACAAATCACTCGAGAATCCCAAGAAAATAAATATTATAAATTACTTTCAGGAGCATAGATTATCTTCGCTGATAGAGAATGTAAATGACTTTTTATAGGAAAAATGATGAAATTAGGTCTAGCTGAGATACTTAAGAAAACTTCTGAATTTGAAAAGAAGCAAGATAAGATAGATTATTTAAACAAATGGGACAGTGCAGCATTGAGAGCGTTGCTCAAGTATGCATACGATCCAAAAGTTAAGTTTCTTCTACCGGAAGGAGCACCACCGTATAAAGTAAACGATCTACCTGATCTTCAAAGTGTATTGTATAGTGAGCTTCGTAAGTTGTATTTGTTTATTGAAGGTGGTAATCCTAACCTTAAGCAAGTGCGTAGAGAATATCTATTTGTTCAGATGCTTGAGAATTTGGATAAGCAGGATGCTGAATTACTTCTTGCTGTCAAAGATAAGAAGATTCCTTATAAAGGGATCACCAAGAAGTTTGTAGAAGATATGTTTCCAGGACTACTAGAGGGATAAATGGGTAAGACGAATAAACAGTTTCGCACACTAGATGAGAAACCACATCACGTTTTTAAGGCTATCAAAAAAGAGAAGTTTGATAGGTCTGTAAGAGACATTGACAGAGCATTGCAGAATAAGAAGTATGATCACTTCTATGATGAGTTAGATTCAAAATATCAAAAGGGGAACAATGATGCAAGGTAATTGGTTTTGGAACAATAGGGTAATGGATGCTGTTGAGAAAGGTCTTCTTAATCTCACGCATTGGATTTGGGCAAAGCGTAACGGCTCAACAGAGATTGAGCGTATTCCTAATCCTGCTGTTGAGGCAGAGCCTGCTGTCAAGAATATTCCAGTTAAGAATATTGCAGTGAAAAAGACAGCTGTTAAGAAGCCAGCAGTAAAGAGAACTCCTAGAGCCACCAAAGGTAACGAGTGGTCAGTTAAGTAATCATGGCAACTTACACGTTTCGAAATAAAGAAACGAATGAAGTTTTTGATCATTCAATGAGAATGTCTGAATATGATTCGTACATGGAAAGCAATCCAACTGTAGAAAGATACTACGCTCCTGGTGATGCTATGAATATTGTATCTGGTGTAGGGGGTATTAAAACTGATAATGGATTCAAAGAAGTATTATCTAAAGTTGCAGAAGCTCATCCTAACAGCCAACTAGCTGACAGGACTTTGTCTAGATCTGTAAGAGAACACCAAATTGACAGAGTAGTAAACAAATACAGATCGTAAATGTGAGAAACAAATACTTTGAGCATAAACCACTTCCTCGTCTTGAGATTCCAAGAACTGAGATAGATGGTAAGAGATACTATGTCACACCAAACGGTGACAGGTATAGATCGGTCACAACAATCCTCTCACAACTCTCTAAAGATGGAATCCAGAAATGGAGAAACCAAGTAGGAGAAGCTGAAGCAAATAGGATTTCAACCAAGGCATCGACAAGAGGAACAAAGCTCCATACAATGATGGAGGACTATGTGGCGAACGTTGAGGACTTTGCGTTGAACAAAATGCCAACAACAACCTTACTATTCCTCGACATTCAACCATTTGTTGACTACAACGTTGAAGAGGTGTATGGTATCGAATATCCGTTGTATTCCGATAGACTTAGAGCTGCTGGTACATCGGATCTGATTTGTAAATATAACGGCAAGTACACGATTCTAGACTATAAGACATCAGGTAAGTCAAAGCAGGAGAAGTGGATTGAGAACTACTTTATTCAATCAACTGCTTATGCTCTTATGTGTAAGGAGAGGTATGATCTTAATATTGAGCAGATTGTAATTTTGATTGCTGTTGAAGGTGACCTGCCTCAGGTCTTTGTGAAAGATCCAAAAGATTATGTTAAAAGAACTATTGAAGTGTTCGATACTTATTAGCGTTGTTGGCTGTTCCTCTGTTCCAAAAGAGGACAACAGCTCCGTATTGATGGAAGATGTAATTGTAGAAAGAACAACTGTTCGGTCAACTACTCAGAATCCAAAACCAAAATCTTCTGGTGGTGTGCATATAAATGGGGATAACATTACGATTGGTACAATCATTGTTAACTCACCTGGAGCTAAAGTTGACAACTCGACTAATACAGTCATCCAGTCTAATCAACAACAAAATAACAATACAGGTACAAGGTCAAATAGATTTGTCGACTTTCACCATAACCCTCCTCCTAACCAGTATCACAATGTAGATTCCAACTTCTTCAAAGGGATTGATGGAGTGATGACGAAAATACTTCCCTCGTTTTTAACGGGATCTGCGGATAGATAAGTAATTCCTTGTAAGGAGATACCATGCAATTAAGTGACAAAATTACAATTGTAGTTCCTTGTAAGAACGAGGAAAGTTATATAGCGCAACTGCTGATCGATCTACAAAATCAGTTGATAGGCAATACCAGAATCATTATTGCAGATTGTTCCACAGACAATACACGCTGGGTTATTCAATCAATGAAGGGTAGACTTAATGTAGAAATCATTGACGGTGGTCCTGTCAGCTTTGCTAAGAACCAAGGTGCAAAGTTAGTCACTACCCCGTATATCTTATTCATCGATGCGGATGTTCGTTTCTTCAATATCAATACGATTCGAGACGCAGTAGCTGAATTAGAATTCAACGATCTAGATCTGATTGGTTTAAACATCAAATGCTACGACGACGATGTACGAGCAAAAGTTGGATTTGTATTGTTTAACTTTGTAAATAACATCTTAAAATACTTCTCACCTTTTGCTGTTGGTGCGTTCATGCTTACTCGAAGAGATAAGTTTGAGCAGCTTGGAGGATTCCCAGAAAAGTTTGTTACATCCGAAGATTACTTCCTATCCAGAATGTACAGTCCGAAGAAGTTCAAGATTATGAAACATTATTTTGGTCAGGACAGTCGTAGGTTTAAGAAGATGGGATACTTTGGTATGGTGTTATATCTTGTAAAGAACTTTATCAATCGCAACAACAAACAGTACTGGGATAACATGGACAGCAGTCGCTACTGGTCGTGATACATGGCTGGAAGACCAAGAAAACCGATAGTTGAAAAGGAATGTCCTCGCTGTTCAACCAAGCATACTAAACGAGGACAATACTGCTGCTACAGTTGTGCAAATGTTCGTGAGCACAGTGCACTTGATAAAATGAACAAATCTTTATCTGTCAGTACATACTACAAGACATCTGAAAAAGCTGAAATGCACATTTGGCAAAGCACTGAGCGAATCAATGCTGCTCGTGCTTCTAAAACAGATGCAACAATCGTTATGCCAACTCGGGAAGACATAGAACCAGCTCTCCCTCCAATCGAAGATGAATACGAATACTCCAATCGTCGCAGTGGCCGCGACATATGGTTTGATGTTGAATAGTGAGAAAGAATATGAATAGTGTATTTACAAATTTTAATTTGGCTATTTAACTCTAGTTGTGCCGAACCTCAATCCGTTGTATACTGGGGTCATAGCAAACAAGGAGTCTATATGAAACAGATTGATTTTATAGAAGAGATGAATGCAGTTATATTTCAGATCGAGGTTATGATTCTGGATAATGATCCTCAATACCTGAACTGGTTGGAAAGCCAGTACGAGACAGAATGTGAGTTTGACAAATGACGAATCCTATTCCTAAAAGTGGCTTGTGGACTACTCCTGAAAGCCTCGAACAGTTGGATGATATGATTGCTCAACTGCCAACACTGCAGCGCGCTCTTGTTTACAATCATGTAATGCTAACGCTCAACCTTTGTCATAAACTTGTGGAGGATAAAAATGCCGTACGCAACTGTTAAAATTGATCTCGATGAATTCGAAGATGATGAAATAAGTGATGAGTATCATTTACGAGGTCTTGGCGGGCGTCAAGCCTACATGGATGGTCTGACTGAAATCTTCCAGCTTCGTCGACTTGGTAAGCCTTATGAAAATGAGTTGAATAAATTGATTTGTGATACTCTTGGTGTTGTAATTTAAGGAGAACTTTATGTATTCGATGACACCTAATGAAGTTAAAGTTATCCATAACGGATTGAGTAATCTTACGACTGCTATAAACGAGTTGGAAGATATTATTCATCCTACTCTAATGAAGCAATTGAGAGAGGCTAAGTGCAGTATTGCAAAAGGATTCAAGCCTATTCGTGACCAAGCTGATAAAGAATTTTATCAAAAGGCTGAGCTGTTTGACAATATTAAGATGGAAAACAAATTCATAACTGTTTGGTCTATCTACGAAGTCGACAATATTTACGGATACAGCGATATAACTGTAGGAGAAGACGCAGCTCTTGTATATCATAATGTTTCTGTTCGTCTTCCTGCAGGTCAGCTAACTTGGTTTGAGCTATGGAAAGCTGCCAACGAGGCGGTTGTAATGACGGGTGATGATCATCACTGCTTCATTGAATCGTTCCAACAATCTTCAATTAGTCCTACAATCGTTCTTTTAGGTACAGGGAGCTGATATGCCAAACTGGTGTGCTAATTCAACAACATTTAAACACGAAGATCCCAAGTTAATTGCTCGACTGAAGACTGCTTTCCTCGAGGATAAGCTGTTCACTGAGTTTTCTCCTCCTCCAGAAGATATTGGTGAGTACTGGTATCATTGGTGTATTGAAAACTGGGGTACTAAGTGGGATGTCAATGGTTCCGATGATGGAGTTGTTGATATCAGAGAGAATGAGATTACATTGTATTTCGATACTGCTTGGTCTCCTCCTCTAGAATTCTACATCGCGCTTGAGCATCTTGGGTTTGCAGTCGAAGGCTATTATCATGAGCCAGGAATGAACTTTGTTGGCAAGTGGGACGAGAACGGTGACGACTGCTACGAGATACCGGAGACAGCAGAAGCAATTAAAGAAACAATTCCAAGTGACATCGAGCAGTGCTTCAATTTGATTGAAAATCTTATTCAATCGCAAGAGGAGAATCAAGATGGAAATGAATGATATTTACTTTGGTCTTGTGTGTGTTGCGGCCGTGATCGTGTTTGCTGTAATGTTGAATTACTTTATGGATTTTATTGAAAAGGATGATAAAAATGAATGATTGGGATCGAAGCAATTTGCATTTCATCTTGGACTCAGATGAAGAGACACTAGAAGACTTTTATTCATGGGCGACAGCTGATGATCTTGAATATGCTTTGAGATTAATTAGAGAAGCAAAGTCTGAGTTAGATATCGCTGAAATGGAGTTGTTAGATGAAAGCACAAAAGAAAACGGACTCACCGAAGCTCGACAAGTCCTCGGCCGATACACCAACATTCCGCTGGAACGACGAGATCGTAACTGAGCAGCAGTATAATGACCTCATTGAGGAACATAAGCAATGGGTTGCTTCGTTCATAGAGTTTCTTCTTGAAGACGAACCTGCTAAGAGGTCCAAAAGGAAATAGCACTTTTTCCTTATAAATTCTTAGCCATAAGTTGTACAAAACACCGTTGAGTTGTTTGTTGAATCGTTGTATACTGGGGTCATTGAACAACAGGAGCTAACATGGAAATTCGCAACATCAACGGTGTATTTGTCGCATTCAACGCTGCAGGCAAAGAAGTTGCTCGTTCTAAGAACAAATACTATCTCAAGCAGAAAATCGAAGGCTACGAGGAAGCTCCTCAAGCTGAGAACAAAGCTATGGAATTCCCTATTAATCAGCGCTTTCAATTCGTTGAGCAGATCGTATCCATGATTGCTCGTCGTGTTACTCCTTCCGTAGTTATTACTGGCGAAGGTGGCCTTGGTAAGACTCACACCGTAATCAACTCGCTGAAGAGTGTTGGTCTGAAAGATGTAACCGAGATGGTTGCAGATGCTGATGACGGTACAGTTGTTCAAAGAAACAAGACTTTCGTAGTAATTAAGGGATTTTCCACAGCGAAAGGCCTTTTTAAGCTACTTTACGAGAACAAAGATAGCATTGTCGTCTTTGATGATTGCGACTCTATTCTCAAAGATCCAGACGCTCTTAACTTGTTGAAGGGTGCTTTGGACTCATACGATAAGCGTTTCATCTCATGGAATACAAACAGCGTAGATGACAACTTACCACGTACTTTTCAGTTCACAGGTGGAGTAGTATTCATCAGTAACCTGACACAGGACAAGATTAGCCAAGCTTTGCGTAGTCGTTCGATGTGTATTG